GAATTAACTATACAAGAAAGCGGAGCAGGTGATATTTGGTCGGCTATAAAAGCCAATGGAATTTTTAAAGGACAGTCTCAAATAGGATGCTATACTGTTGCTAGTGGTTATACTGCTTTAATAAATAGAATAGCTTATTCAGTACAAGCAACACTTGAAGCTGAAATTATTTTTATGCAAAGGAATGGCGTTTTGAATACAACTGCACCATTTAATGCCTTGAGAGTTATCACAGATATTGATTCAGCAAAGGGTACGACTTCGGTTGATTTTGTCGCTCCCATAGCTATACAAGAAGAAACGGATTTAATTTTTATGGGCAAAAGTAAAGGCGGTCAAACACTCCCGATGACGATAGACTTTGAAATTAAACTTGTACAAAATGGCTAAAGATTCAACCACAGAATTACAGACTGCATATTATACATTGTTAAATAATAATGTAACAATAAGTGGCACACCAGTGAATGTGTATGATGAAGTTCCTGCCAACGGTACTTATCCGCACATACAATTCAACGCAACAACACTTACCGACAATAGTACCAAAAGTACTTTTATGGACGATGTTACTTTTAGCCTAAGCATTGTTGATAGGTTTAGCCTTGATAACGGTTCGCGCAGCAAAATAAATAGTATAGTGAACCAGGTTAAACAAATTATAAGAGCAAGGCCAGTACCTTTTGTTCTAACTAATTTTAACGTACTTACTAGCGTTTTAGATAATGATGTAATGCGTAAAGAAAAGTCGGATACATACACTTATTTTATAAGGGAAGTAAGGTTTAGGCATATTATAGAAGAAAAATAGTGGGTGTATCATTACCGATAATTTTTTTTTATCTTTTACAGAGTTTAACAATAACTAAATGAAATAAAACTATGGCCGCAACTAACGGAACTTTAATCGTACTAAATGATGGTGGCACTGGGATTGCCCTAACAACTAGTGCAACACTTAATATAGAACTAGATTTACCCGATGCATCTACAAAAGACAGTAGTGGTTGGGCTAAGCACATTCAAGGACAAAAATCTTGGAGCATAGACCTTGATGGGTTAGCTGACTTCGAAACTTCTGAAAATGTTGATGATTTAGTAAATTACATACTTAACAGAACGCAAATAAGTTTAGAATTCGAGCCAACTGGTACGGCTTTTACTACCAAGGGTGTGTCATACACTGGAACTGCAAGCGTAGCTTCTATAAGTATTGTAGCAGCTAACGAAGATACAGTAACACTTAGCGGTAGCTTTACTGGTGATGGTGCATTGACCAGAGTAGCTGTTAGCTAATGGCGGGCACTAAATCTATTACCATTGATGGCGTAGATTATTCGTTTAAATTTGACCTAAACGCTTTAGAGCGTTTTACCGAAGAGGCCGGGGTTGGATTAAATAGTATTGATGCGGCGCTAGATAAAGTTGCTAACATTAAATTATTTATCCAGGCCCTATCCGCTTCCGGTGGTAACGAAGTACCCGCAGATGTAATAGGCACTATGGATTTTGCGCAGCTAAATGAAATATTCTCACTGGTAAGTGAATCAGTGGGAAACCTGCGCAGCCCTCAAAAGAGGAAAGCCAAATAGCTACACTGGAAGATATGTTCGTGTTAGGTTACAGAATGGGCCTTACACCTGACAACATACGCAGTACCACTATATACGACTTTAACCTTATGGCGAGGGCTTATAGGGAAAATATGCTGCACGAATTAAATGTGATGCGTATAAATTCTTATCTAGTTTCTGTATATTCGGGCTTAGATAGTAAGTTTAGAAAAAAATTAACACCCAATAAAATGTTCCCACTGGAAAATGACATAGCAAAAAAACCAAGGTTAAGCAGGGAGCAAGTGTTACAAATATTTGAACGCAGCAATAAAAGGAGAGGAATATGTTAGGCGCATTTAATGTAGTATTAGGCGTTGACATAAAGAAGCTGCAACAAGGGCTAAACCAGGCCAGTGGCATGCTTAAAGATTTTAGCGCCGGTGTTAAGCAAACTGGGCAAACTTTAACGCGCACACTAACTGTGCCCATTGTCGGTGTTGGCTCTGCTATGTTAAAGACTGCGGCAGACTTTGAGCGAGCCATGAACCAGGTGGGTGCGGTAACTGGTGCAACTGGCGAAGAATTTAACATGCTACGCGAACAAGCTAAAGAACTTGGGCGCACTACAAAGTTTACTGCTACGCAGGCTGCTGAAGGTATGAACTTTTTAGCTATGGCAGGTTTTGAAACTAGCCAAATAATGACTGCGATGCCAGGCGTTTTAAACTTAGCAAGTGCCGGCGCGATGGATTTAGCAACTGCCTCTGATATTGCTAGTAATATACTTACTGGTTTTAACATGGATGCGGAAGATATGGCGCGTGTTGTTGATGTAATGGCCAAAACATTTACAAGCAGCAATACTAACCTAATGCAGTTAGGTACTGCTATGAGTTTTGTTGCGCCAGTGGCGGCCGGTTTTGGTGTAAGCATGGAAGAAACTTCAGCCATAATTGGTATGCTTTCAGATGCGGGCATACAAGCAAGCCGGGCGGGTACAACCTTGCGTGGTATTATGGTGCAGCTAGGTGAGGCCTCAAAAGAACTTGGCTTTAGTATGAATGACAGTAATGGGCAAATGCGGCCCATGGCTGACCTACTAGATGAACTTATTGCTAAAAGTGGTGGCACACAAAATGCCATAGATATGTTTGGCCAAAGAGCAGGGCCAGGCTTAGTTGCATTATTACAACAAGGCACAACAAAGTTACGCGACTTTGAAACGGCGCTAAAAGATAGTGGCGGTACTGCTAAAGAAATTGCAGAGCGACAGATGCAAGGTTTAGCAGGTGCGCTTACAGAGGCACGCAGCGCGTTAGAAGGCATGCTTATATCTTTTGCAGATATTGGCATTTTAAGTGCCGCAGAAAAACTTGTTGATAAGGTTACTGCAAAGATACGCCAGTTTACAAATGCTAGTGATGAAACAAAACAAAATATAGTGAAATTACTAGCAGTGTTGGCAGGTGTTGGCCCTGCATTGTTAATTATTGCAGCAGCGCTAAAAGCAGTTGCGGTTGGTATGGCCCTGGTAAGCAGCCCGGTATTTTTAATTATTGCCGGGATTACTGCCCTTGTAGGCGCATTCCTTTACATGCTTGACAACTGGGAAGCGGTAAAAGAACGCATGGCTGATACTGCCTGGTGGCGTAATACCTTAATAGAACTAATGCAGCTTGTTTTAAAATACAATGTGTTTAGTTTGTTTATTGATGGTGTAGTAATTGCCATAAGATTTATGGCCGAAAAGTTTGGCGGGTTTTTTAACTGGTTAGTAAGCAGTATGCTAACAGTTAAAGCCGATATACTAGAGCAGTTTTCTGAGATTGCTACAAAAGCTGCAAACATGCTTTCTAAAATACCTTTTTTTGAAGGAGCGGCAGATGGCGTAAAAGAGATAGCAGAAAATTTAGCACTAGCCAGTACAGAAGCTAAAGAAGCCGCAGAGTCCGGTACTGATTTTGCTGCAAATACCGCAAAAGCCCTGGGTGATATAGATAAGGTAAACCCATTTAGGGCAGTAGCAGCAGGGCTAGATGAAGCTAAAACAGAGCAAAAGGAGTATAATAACGAATTTAAAAAGTTTGGTGACTATGTAAATATAAGCAAAGAAGGCATAATGGAAATGCTTGGCCTTACAGAGTTACTTGGTATGGCAACGGAAGAAGCAGTGCCAACAGAAGGCGAAGCAGATATAACACCAAAAGTAGATGAAGGTGAAATAACAAAAACGCTTACGCTATTTGGCAGGTTGCGCCAGGATTTTGCACGTATAAGAAGTGATGCGGCACTTGTAAAAAGAGCGTACACTAGTTTAGGTGAAGGCATAGCAGATGCGTTTACAAAGGCAATAATGACCGGTAAAAGTTTAGCAGACCAATTAAAACAGTTAGCCGGCTTATTAGCAAGCAAAGCGCTGCAATTTGCACTCACTACCCTACTTACTGGTGGGCTTAGTATAGGTGGTTCAGAAACTGCCGGATTTTTAGGCCAGGGCGGTGGCTTACTTGGCAGTTTATTTAAAAGACTTGCAGGCAGTGCGGCTCCAGTACCAGTAGGTACAGAAATGATAGGCATGGCATCTAGTAACTTAAATGGTGTTAGTAGTGACACTGGGTTTGTGGTTGCTAGTGCATTTGAAACCGCGCTAGAAAATTACACTTCTAAACTTGGCCCGGATGAGTTTTTTACGTTAAGCCAAAAGGGTCAATATGGGTTTTAAATGGCATACGGACTAAGAGCATATTGGAGTACTAAAAATCATAACGATGTTACAGACTACCTACATATTTACCAGGATGGGTACACTGGTTCTAGCTTACAGATAACCGATAGTACTGGGTTTACTTTTAAACACCAGGAAATTTCTTCCGATAGTAACGAGGGTTATTTAAACCCTACTTACAATAAAATTTTAATGGGTGTGCTTGACTGGAATGTTTGGGGTAAAGATGCAAGCACAAAGCAACTAATAGAGGATATAAAAACTGGTAGCAAAAAAGAATACTACATACAATGGGCGCAGGGGACAACTGGTAATATACTATGGCAGGGCTATGCAAGCGGAAGGATATTAAGTTACCCGGAGAAGGAAAAATATCTTGCTAAATTACAGTTTAAAGATTTTGAGGTATTAAAGACACAAGAATATACGCCAACAGATAACCGGCAAAAAGTAATTCAAACTATTGCCGACTTAATAAGTCAACTGGGTTTAGATTCTTTGCGTTATACCGGTAATGTGCTACGTACTTTTACTAGTTGGCAGGCTCAGGGAACAACGCTTACAGATGATTTTTTAAATCAAGTATATCACGATACTATACAACTTAGAAACTATGGCCGCCAAGGTAATGAAACTGATACAAGTATAAGCGTATATGATGCCTTAAAATATACTGCCGCTCCTCAGTTGTTAATCTATCAGATGAACGGTGCATTTAATGTAATACAGTTAAGCGCATTTGAGGATAGTCAAAATGTTGTAAGAGGTGATTATCAATTAAATGGTACGGCAGCAGGTGTTGTAACTGTAGATTTAGAACAAACTATTTACACCGATAAAGATTTAGGGCTACCAGTTTTAATTGATAGTAGCCAAGTAACTACCTATCCTGCCTTACAAAGCGCGACAGTAGAGTTTGACCATAAGAGTTTAGATGCAAACATTACAGTGCCACAAACTGTAACCATAAGCAGCCCAAGTGAGCAAAAATACACAATGAATGTGAGGCTAAGTGGTGATGAAAGCATTATTTTTACCGCTAGAAATATTAGCCGTGTTACTGTGCCTTATAATAATTACGATGTGTTTAGCAATGCTGATGTAGATATAAGTACAGATACAATAGATGTTACACCGGGTTTAAGTATAGACCAAAAAGTAAGATTTGAAAATAATGTTGGCGCTCTTCCTGGTGGGCTTTCTTCCGGTGTTACTTACTATGCTAAACCTTATGGCGGTGATGAATACTATTTTGATACCTTTCCTAACCGTTTAAATAACCCGGTAGATATTACAAGTGATGGCGGCGCGGGCAGTGCTAGTAAAGTACTTACCATAGAAGAAGTAACTTTAAAAAATGCGGAGTTTGCTTTAACACTAGGTGCAAACTTTTTAGATACTGGCACTGGTAGTTTTTTAACGCCTGGGCTTAGTTACACTGGCATGAGTAGTAGTATAATAAACCTTACTGCTGCAAATATAAACACAACAACAGACAGTGTAGATTTTACTGGCCATGGTTTAAAAGATGGACAGTTGGTAATTTTTACAAATACTGGTGGCAGTTTACCTGGTGGCATAGATGCTGATACGTTTTATTATGTTGTAAATAGCAGTACAAATTCATTTCAAATTAGCGACAGTTATGGTGGTAGTTTTATAACTCTTACTAATCAAGGTAGTGGCGCACACACAGTGCAAAGAGCAAGCATGGTGCGCGGTTTATCTGATACACTTAAATTGGCCGAATATGTTGGTGATTTAAGTTTTGAGATTACTGACTTACCGCCCGACCAAACAGTTGAGCTTAACCTTCATTTATTTCCAACCAGGGTTCTTGAAAGTGAAATAGCAAGCGGGTATATAGATGAAACATTATGGCTTGATACAATAGTACAATTTATTGACCCTAGTAATCCGGAGAGTACTAGTATAGTTTATAAGCTAGAGCAGAATACTGCGGTAGCTTCTGACGATTTAACACTACCCGCAATACGTTATGGCGATGGTCCTTATGTTTGGAGTAGAAGTGCTTATCGAACAAGTACTAACCTAGAAGATATTACAGTTGGTTGGAAACGGCGCTCGCAGGCAAGTTATGTGAATTTTGAAGAACTATTACTTAAAGAAGTTATAGATACGCAGCGCAGCAGGCCAACTAAAATAAATGCAAATATAATTGGCAACTATGAGCCAGTTAATGTATCTGTGTACGATGGAAGCTACTATGCTTACGTAGGTGGTACATATAATGGCAGGTGGCGGCCAACACTTGTGCAAATAAATATACAAACCGGCACAGATACACTAACAACAATAAAGCGCATAGACCAGTCCGGCAATCAAGGCATAATAGTTACACCTCCGGAAACTGAGGGGCTTACTGAATCTGAAGCTGACTCTAGATATTTACGTATTTTAAATAATTTCGGTGATGTAAATAATGTAGATACTAGCCGTACAAACTTAGGACTAGGTACTGGTGATACGCCTACATTTAATGGTATTGTAAGCACTGGCACTATAATTACCGATGAGATAGACACTACGAGTATCGTATGGAATACATCAACTCAAGTATGGGATGCTGACCCTAGTGAAAAATTCAACAA